TGTACCTGCCGTTGCCACAATAGCGTTGGCAGTACCTGTATCAACTAAATAATTGCTAAAGTTGTTAAAGGTATTAAAAGCAGTTGTCAGTTGGGTAAAGTTTGTGTCAAGATAATTTAGCGGTATTGAACCAACTTGACCACCAAACGTAACTGAAGGGGTAATGGCTGTTGTTCCTGACATGTTTTATCCGTATAAGTAAGGTGTTACGATTCTGCGTGTGAACACAGAAGACAGAACCGCTTTCGTCTGACTTATGTATTCTTGTTTGAAGATCTCAGCCTCACCGTAAGCCTGTTCCTTGTGCTTGGCATGGTAGCAAGCATAAAAGGCAACTGGGGTTGTGTAAGGCTCTGGAATAAACTCTGTAGGACTAGATGTACTCAAAGGATTCGGCATAATAACCGTATCCATTTCAATCGAGTACGTTTGATCTGGTACAGGGCCAAAATATATGCTTGACTGACCATACATCGTATAAGCAATAGGTCTGCCGATGTAATTCTGAAAATAACGTAGTCGAGCATTAAAGTCTGTAAAAGGCAAATACTGTAGGGCAATACGAGTATTACCCCAAATAAGATTTAGATTGATAACATCTAGCGTAGAAGATCCGTTTGTAGGACTTAGCGTAGATAGTTGGAATACTTCTTGATTAGCAGAAACTGAAGACGTTTGATACAAGCGTAAACAACCTGTATCACGGACTAGCCGTTGTCTACCGTAGTTAATGTAGTCAGTTAGTTCAGATGTGGTGTAAAAGTTGGCATTTTGATCATGGAGCAACCTTTGACACTCTGTGATGTAGTCGTTGAGTACCATTGATTCCTCATAATTTTATGCGGCTTTTTGAAGATTGCCAGACCTGCGCTGTTTAGGCACAGGAACTGGCTCTGCATCAACCACGGGGGATAGAACGTGGAGATTCGGACGTGTTGACGTAAAAGTAAATGAATGTAAGCGTTCCAACGCCTTTTCATATTCACCACTATGTGTCATCCATCCAAGACGTTGCAGATAGGGCATCTTATTATCGACACCGTACCCAAATACATGGTTACAAACAATATTTGGCACTTCTACCGGGATACCTTTGGCAAAAACGTATCTTACGCCATCATATCCGTCTTCTAAGTCGTGATTACTATTGTTTGTTACCCACATATTAGTTTTGAATAATATCGCCCCAGACATAGAAATCAGCAGTAGCGGTTGTACCTTGTGCAGTTGCTACGTTGAGATATATGCCTCCGGCTGTTGCGTTGGTCAATACTGTGTTACCTACGGCAGTCACAATAGTTAAGTTAAGAATAGCAGCAGTTGATGCCAAACCTGACGAAAGTAATGTACCTGCTGTAACAATTGCTGTTCCAGATGCAGCAGATGCTGTCCAGAAACCAAGATTGACTGTAGATGGGCTTGCGACTGACGAATTAGTCACCGCAATCTTAGTAATCCTGTATTTAGCAGGATTACCCAAGAGAGTGATAAGCGTATCGCCAGTAGCATTCAAATTAACACCAATTGCAGAGCCAAGTAAGAAACTTCCAAAGCGATTGGGTAATAGATTTGCTACACGATTTGCATCCATGTCAATTCCTTATAGTGTTTGCAAGTATGCTGTATCTGTTGCGCCACCAAATGTTGTTGTAAGCGTAAAGTTGGTTGTACCCAAAGCCACACCTAATGACAACAGACCTACGTTAACAGATGCAACTTGGTGTAATCCACCGTCAATCAATGTACCTGTAAACGCTGTAGTGCTTGTGTTAGTTGCATAACCGTAAGCCATACGTGGTGTGAAGATACCTGTTGAAATTGCAGGGTTTGTAAGTGTTGCTGAACCAGCAGTCAAACTTGATGTTGCCATGAGTGGAGCAACCGCAGCGTTGGTATAGCCAACACCAGATGCACCTGACAATGCAGTCACAGTAAAGCACATTACAGCAGTAGCAGCAGTTGTTGATGCTGGGCTGAAAGAGATTGCTGGGACAGAAGTCATACCTGCACCATTGTTTGCCATTGTGATAGCAGTAATGGTTCCAGATCCTGTCAATGTTGAGTTAACTGTTAGAACTGCACCAGATCCAGTTGTATCACCTTGACCGTTTACAACGGTAATTGTTGGAGCAACTGTGTATCCTGCGCCTTGGTTTGTAACTGTAACTGCGTTGATAACACCACCAGAGATGGTACATGTTGCAGTTGCAGGAACGCCACCAGCGGGTGGAGGAGAAATGATCAGGATAGGTGTCTTTGTATAGTTAGTACCACCGCTTGTAATTGTGACTGTAGTGTTGATAGCACCACCGACAACTACGTTAGCAGTAGCAGTAACAGAACCGCCACCTGCTGCAAATGTAACAGTAGGTGCAGCAGTTGTACCTAATTGTTGTGCAGGAGTGTAAATACCGTTTGTGTAACCAGTTCCACCGTTAGTGATAACAGCACCAACAGCAGTACCTGTCAAGTTGATCAAGCGGACGTTGTTACCGTCAGATGAAACAATGGTTTGACCAGATTGTGTTGTTGTGTCGTTAGTCTTCCAAGTTTGAGTTGTTCCGTCAAACTGTTGGATGGCTGTGTATGGGCCAAGTTTGACAGAGTATTGTCCACTTGGGATTAGGTAAGTTTGTCCAGAGGACAAGTTGATGGGCGTAGCAGGAAAACCTGTACCACGTACACCATAACCAATTTGATTAATCATGTGTGGCTCCTTAGATGGTTAATGAGTTGTAGCCTGTGATCTTAGTCATGGCTTTGGGTTTAGTAACCACCAACTCTGCGATTGTAAGAACTGCGCCTACATAACCAACTTGGAAGTTAGCAAGTGTTGACTCAAATCCTGTGAAAGCAAAAGATGCTTGCTCATGAATGTACATTGACATGTAGTTGCTATTGAGCAAGTACACAGTACCTTCTGGGCAATATGGATCTGGATAGATTGGTACACCAGCAACCATCAAAGCACGGAAACCAGATTGTGGGCCGTCTGCATCATTGTCAAAACCTACACCTTTTCCGGGTGTGATGACGTATGATTCTTGACCTACGTAGTCTTGTGCAAGCAAAGTCCATGTACCGAATCCGCAAACACCAAATGTTGGTACTTCAGCAGCGTTCTTTACAGTACCGCTAATGTATTGCAATAGGTTTTGACGTGTTGGGTTAATAGAACCAGCAGCGTATAGTTTGGATTTCCACCATGTGTTGGTAGTACGGTTGACGTTACCGTATGTGGCAAGTGTTGTACCGTCATCAACTGCACCGGGCAATCCAATGAATTGCTGTTGGTTGGTTGTGTTGTTGTACAAGGCTGTTGCCATAATATCCATCAAACTGTTTGTGGCATCGTTCATACGAGCCTCAATCAGAGGAATAATTGCGTAGTCTTGCTGAACTGCGCCTTCCATTCCTAGGAAAGGAACTGGAGCAATTAACAACTTGAGGTTGTATTCAGCGTTGGTAATACCCACTTGCACAGATGGCTGATTGAATGAACCAGAGTAATCTGAGAACTGTGAAGTTACCATTTGTGAGCCTTGGACAGGTGCGGTCACGGATGACACACCGCCAGAGGCTTGTTGTGAGTTAGCAAGCAGAGCCGCTAACAATGGAGTAGAGTTGTACAGTTGTACAACTAACTTGGGAATGAACGCCCTACGGGTAACGTAAGAGAGTTCCGTATACTGGGACGAGCCAGTAGAAGGTAAAATACCGCCACCAATAGGCATAACAATCTCCTAAAAAATATCCCCTATTTACTAACTAAAATTACAGACCAATCGGTCGTGTAGGTTTTTTGAATTCTTGCATTGCTTGCGCTGCTACATCCCTAGCCGCTTGAATAGGATTCTTGCGGAATGCGCTTAAATCAAACTGCTTCATTGGGTTCGGATTGTAACCAGTTGGTGTTGGAACTGCGGCTTGTTTCATAAAATTATGATACTCAGCTGCGGCCTCATGATTAGTGATGCCCTTTTCCAACATTAGTTTTTCTACGTCTTGAATCTGATCTCTGTTCTCAACAAGACCTTTGTCAAGAAGTCCTTTACGTCTTTGCTCTAAATTATTTACAGCATCTCTTTCTTGAAGTTTGGCCTCAAGGTTAGAGATTTTTTGCTGATATTGATCCAATTGTGAGTTAACACGTTCTTGAATCTCTAACTCAGGCATCGCCACTTCTGGACGAACTTTCCTTGTCAATTGCATGAATTGTGAACGTGTCTCAGGATTGTTAGACAAATCTTTTGCCAACAAAGCGAGTGCATCACGTTCTTCGTAAGATGCGTTTTCTAAAGACATACTATCCCCTTTTTTCAATTAATAACGCTTGCTGCCACCACGCTTGGTGACACGCTTTGGTTTGTCCAAGTTTCTACTTGGGGTCTTGGGTGAAAATGGTGTAGCCATGATCACACCACTTTCTTAGTGCCACCCGGCTTTTCGAGTGTCATCTTGTTTCGATACATCTGAGATGCAATAGCAGTACCGTCTTTACCACCGCCAAACTCTGAGTAGCGTGGTGGGTTAAACACTTGACCGTGTTGCATGTTGTTGTCTGTGGGTTTGCGGATTGGCAAAGATCCACGGGGTTTTAATAAATCCATGATTTATCCTTGTGTTGGGGTTGGAGTTACTGGGGACTCTGCTGGTGCAGGTTCTGCTGGTGCAGGTGCAACAACAGGAACTGGTTTTGGTGTATCGTGTCCAAAAACATGATGCCAAACTTGATTGATAAAACTCTTAACATGAGAAACTTCTGAGTTTAAAAACTGAGAGGCATTGGCCTCAAACTCTTGTAGTTCAGTTTGTTTTTGTGCAAGTTGTTGTTGCAAATGAGTAATTTCAGTATTGAGTTGATCTCTTACGGTGGTCATTTACATTCCTTGTGGGGGTTGTTGTGGCATTCCTTGCATTGGTGCTTGGACTGCTGCTTGTGATTCAGGTGGCATACCACCACCTTGTGGAAGTGTCTGGATCATTTGCATGATCTCAGCGGGCATAAGTTCACGGTTTTTAGCCTCACGTTTGCCAAACACTTTGTGCAAGGCGGTGAGAGACTTCATAATTTGTTGGCCTTCTTCGGACTCGCTACCAAGTGCAGGTAATGATTGTTCCAAAAGATCCATCGCCATTTGAATATTGATGTTGGCTGCTGCCTTGCTACCCATCTTTGGTTCAGGTGTAGACATGGGAGATGCCATAGGAGGAACAGACGAATCAGTATTTGCACCTGCCATTGCTGGAGGTGGAACGTCAGGACTCGCAGGTTGATCCTGTTTCATCAATTCCATCATATCTGTTGCCATCATTCATCCTTTTAAAAATGTGGCAATTAGGTGTACAGCCAATTGCCAATGCTGGGTTGGAAAACCAAGCTGTAATTACTTACGCTTAGATTTTCTCATTCCTTTGCGTGCTTTACGTGCCATGTTAATGACTCCTAAAAGAGCGGCCACTTATTTAAAAGGGAAAGCAGCCATACCCTATTTGGTTACCCAAATTCTACGATCTTTTCTCAGAGCGACTATCTCTTTTAGATTGTCCACTCAAACTGTTCCGTTTATACGACATTCCTTGCGATCTGGCAACCCCTTTTTCACTACCCAGTCTTGGATCATTGTTTGGGTTGCTTACGCCTCTCGTAAACCCGCCATTATTTTGCTGCGCCATTTTGACCCTTCTTTGGTGGTTCTTGCTGGGGTGGTTGGGCTGCTTTTGTTTTTTCAGCCTTTTCCAGATCGTCTTTTAGCAATTGTTTCATAGGTGGATCAACTAAGTCAATCAAGCGTTTCTTGTCAATGACCTGCGCCTCAAACAACTTAAATGCCAAATCACGGCTGTCTTCCATGAAGATGGGTGAATTGCTGTGTGCATCTACCTTGACCACATAGTCAGAAGTAAACTGCTCGGCAATAAACGCCATTCCGTTTTCGTCCACAAACTTGGTATCGTCATACGCTTGCATGATCTTCAGATACAAAGTTGCTAGTTTCTCTAAGCTGTCCTCAATGATGAGGGCACGTTTCTTAGCCCGGCTAGATCCAAGTCTGGCAAGTTGGGATGCGTGTCCAGCAGAGCGAACGCCTGTCTCGCCACGGCCTTGCAACACGGAACTTATTCCGCTTGCCTCTGCAAACATGGCATCAATTTCGGCAATCTCTTTAAATAGGTCTTCCGGCATTTTGGGGGCAAGTTCATCAACTTTTGCACCGGGCGTGTCGGACATGACAAAACTACTTGGGCTGTTAAGAGCAAAGGCTTTTTCATCTGTGATCCCCATAAAACCGCTAAATGATTTGGGAGGGTTGACTTGCTTGGCAAGCAACATAGATATTTCGCCAACACGTTTTGTTCTCAGTTGTTGCAAGTAGATTAACTTTTCTACCTCTGACTGACCCCAGAAATAATCGTAGAGTGGGTTGGGGCATATTTGAACAAATGGGCATTCGCCTTTTAAGAACATGCTTTCGCCAGATCTGTCATAGATGATCACGTCTGGGTCAGCCAAAGTTACAACTTGGTAATCTCCTGTGTCATCGTTCCACACCCACAGTTCTACCATCTCGACAACCTGCTCTGCAACCAAGGCTTGATACCTTGACATGCTCTCTAGCGAGAGGGCCACGTTACCTGTAATAGTGGGTTCTGTTTGTGAGAACGCCAAACGGTTCATAGAGTTTGGCATCTCGGCAACTACAGGCGGTGCTTGGAACACACGCTTTAAGATGTTGTCACGGTTGGGGTGGTTATACAGTCTGGTATACAACTCACTCTTGGTCATGTAATACTTGTGGGCTATGGCCTCTTGTCTGTCAGAGTAAGGCCTGTCTTCACGCAGTACGCCAATTGTTGATGGCTCAATCACATAAGGGTTAATACTACCGTGCTTGCCAACAACAGTTTTAACAAAGGTCGAGTTGTAAACAAGTGACCAGTTGATGGCGGTAGAGAATACTTGATCGGTGTTGCTATTAAGCCACTCATCATTGAGTGCTCTGGTAAGTACCGGGATTTTGGTGTGTTCTTTTTTGTTGACCGCTGCGCCTATGTTGATGCTAAACCTTGTAGTCTCAGAGGAATACAGAAATGAGTTCAGTTGGTCAATATGGGGCGCAATCTTGTTGTAAAGTGCTGGTGGATCATCAGGAGATGCACCAAACATGAAAAAACACTTTAACTTATCGTATTGAATCTTGCGTTGCTCAACAGAGACAAGGCACTTATTCATCAAGTCGATGTAAAAGTCTTCCCTAGCATCATTGTTGTCAGGTATACGCATTATTCTTGAACCTTAAGGTTTTCATGATCGTGTCTCACCACAGAGGGGCGCAGTTGGTCAATTTTACCCGTAGCTTGCGCCAATTGTAAACCATTAACAGATTCGTCCCGTATAGGTGCGGTGTTGAAGTTGCCGATTTCAGTAGGTGCACCCCATCTTGTAGCAAGTGGGTTTTGGGGTTGCTGACCAAACCGAGGAGGCTGGGCCTCGCCTTCTCTCACAGACTTAATATCTGACATGTGATACTCAGTCGCAAGGCTTTGCAAGGTCTTGTCATTGTGTTTTGTGCTATCAGACTTAAGTCCCACAGGTTGGAGGAACACCTTTTGTACCGCCTCACCGTCACAACCTTTGGGGCAACGTGCCTCCCAAGCCTCAAAATACCCGTGTGCCAGACATTTGTAATCGTGTAATACCGCCATTATTTTTCCCCTAGTAAGTCATGTTCAGAATAATCGTGTCGGTTGACCATGCCAACACTCATAACAACCCGTCCATTTTCAAACTTTACCCCGTATTTAGGAACAAACTCAGGCTTAGGTTCTGGTCTGTAGTCTACAAAATGGCTGTTGTCTCGCCTTTTCATTGTCCTGACTGCCCCACGTTTGACAGCATCAAAGGCTCTGTTGACCCTGATTTGCATCATTTCAGTCATGGGTGCGGTCTGGTACAGGAATACATCCCGCAGATGATCTACGTTTACACCGCACAGTTCGGCAAACATACGGTGAGATATGCCCCTATCTGGGTTGTAGAGGAACTTACGGATTTGTCTACGGAGTTCTTGTTTGGTGAGCTTCAATCTAATAGTCCTATCTTGTGTAAATAGTTGGCTGCAACCTTACCCACATACTTCTCGCCCTCTGGTTGCATGTCTTGCTTGGCCTGTCTCTCACGAGTGATACGCCCAACTATGAGTCTGGGTTGCACCTGCTCTGCCCACGCTACAACTGCCAAGGCACTTGCTATCACTCTGTCATCCTTGCTACGTCCGGGTGCGCCAAGGAATCCGTCTTCACGTACCACAGTCTTCATCTCCTCTAAGAGATCCATACTGTAGATGTTCATCATTTGTCTCTCGAAAAAGTCTTTCATGTAATTCATCATCCGTTCTTTGGTTTGATGAGTGGTCATGAATCCGATACTGTTGGAGATGCCTCCAAAGTTATCCATCTTCCTCCAGATGTAGTTTTGCATACTGCCAAGTACATCTCGCAAGTCTTTGCCCATACGTCCGTCTGTGTGGGCAGCTTGTTGGCGAATGCGCCTGATCTCTGCCAAGACGTTTTGACCCGGGCCGTTGACTTCCAAGTTCATGGTGGAGTTCTTGTAGGCCCCGGCAAGGTGGGCTATGCACCACGCAAACTGGTAGGTGTTGAGGTCAGAGGTTGCAAACTCTGCCACCTGATCTAGTCCGTCTGCGTAGCATCTGTAGACTTGAATGACAAAGCGGTCAGCCCAGTCGGATGATCCGTAGGCAGGATCTGCACCGATGACATAGTATCCGTTGTCAGTTGGTTCCTCCCAGACTTTGAGTGTGCCAAGTCTCTCAGTAGATTTCAGCACCTGCGTGTCTTGGAAGTTTTGACCAAAGACGTAGCGGTAGCAATCTGGTAATTGTTTCTTGGCAAGTTTGGCAGCCTCTGTACATCTTGTGTTGGAGAAGAAAGATGTGCCTGTCATGACAAAGGCATAGTCCTCTGTGGGCGGGAACTCTTGGTACATCAGGGATTCGTCTTTGATTCCCTCTGCCATCTTCCACCGCCACCACGCCATCTGACGAGAGTTAATGTCAAAGTCGTATAACTTCTTAATATCTTTGACCCAGACCTTTTCCTCACCACTTAGTTTGCCGTCCCAGTAATTCTTGTAGATAGAGGAGTCAGGGTCTATGGAATAGTATTCGTTACGCCACCAGCCACAAAAGATTGCCTTCTGGGTCTTGGAGAACTTAGCCGTCTTGTACATGTCATGGAACATGTTAAAGCCTTGGGCGGTACTCTCAAACATGTAGAGTCTCTCAGGGTTCTTCTCAGCAAGGGAGGCTATCAGGGAGGCTAACCCCTCCTCGTTACCCCAAGATGCTGTTTCCGTACCATGTAAGTAAGTGATAGCCTTACCCTGCCCCAACCTAGACTTATTTCCAGCAATCTGGTAAAAAATCCTAGATCTGTTTTTGAGCACCATCTGGTTCCTATTGTGGGCAACAAGAGGAATCTTGAACTCTCTCGGGAGGCCCTCCATGTACATGCCAAGAGTTGATCTAAACATGTCTCTGTTTTCTTCCGTATCAGCCACAAGTGTTCCCTGCCACCCCGGGTGTGTGAACTGCCAATATAGGTCAAGTGCCAAGGAAATAGTTGTGATACCCAGCTGCCTACCCTTGAGAATAACAAAGAAGTGAATGTCCTCATTTAAGCCTTTCGCTATTTCATCCATCACATACGTTTGAGTCCCTAATGGTTTTGCCATAGGGATAAGACCGTCTTCTTTTGACTCAATCTTTAGATTGGCGCAGAAACGGTAAAACTTCTGTAGATCGAATTTCATCCTTGGAAGTGATCCAAGAGCGTCTCACACGCCTCTACAACCTCAATGTCTTCCGGTGTCACAGTCATGTTTGCTATCGTGTCCCGCAGGTTCTTAAGCCTCCAGACCAACCAAGCATCAAACTGGTCACTCAAAGACTCAAAGACATATCTGTCTAGTTTCTCAAAGTCATCAATGATCATGCAGTTCTCCATACCCTGACTACATCCCCTACCGTTCTTGCAGAAAACTTATACCCAAGCCTTTTACTCGCCCTGTAGTTGGCATTCAACACTTTGGCCCTATCCTCTTTAGGCACAGCAAAAGAATCCCCTACCTCTAGTTTGCTATACGGATAACTATATACTCTCCTAACCTTAGGTAGCGGTACTCTCCTACTAACTTCTAATTCTTCCATGCCTATCCCCTAATAATCTAATAACTAGATATTATCATACTTAACCAAAATACTAATTATTTTTATCGTAACCTACGGATACTCAAGTAAATCTTTAGCATTTGCCAATACTAAATATTTTTTTGGGGGTGGGAGGGAAGTGGGGGTCACACACTACAGAGCTAAGTGCCCAACACATGGCCAAACACAAATGTAAGTAAGCACTAACTACACTAGATGTTAGTAAGTACTCACAAACATATAAGTAAGTGAGTGCTAACTAGCAGTATAAAGTTAGTGAGTGCTAACATACCCCTAGTGACTAAGTTAGTGTTTACTAACTAACGAGAGGTGTAATACAGTCTTTTAGACCCAATGATAGATTGATACTATTATTAAGAACTAATTTATAGTTATCTACTAATTTAGTAATTAGCATGTTAGTAAGTAGTTACTAACTAGAAATACTATATTATACTAGATAAAAAAATAAATAAAAAAAAGATTAATAATTGTCAACTAAAAAGATAGTTATAGCGTTATAATCATATAACTAGTTAATAGTGACTAGTTAATTAAAAGAGGAGT